GCCGTCAGGAACTCAACGCCGAAATCCTCGACGATATGCCTGGCGCATTATGGTCTCGGGACATCATCGAGAACGCGCGCCTCGGCTTTGAATCTCCGCATTCCGACCTGACACGCATCGTCGTTGCGATCGACCCCGCCGTGACGAGCGGCGAGGATTCCGACGAGACCGGGATCATCGTCGCCGGCAAGGACGCCGCAGGGCATGGCTACATTCTCGCCGATGGGTCCGGCCGCTACCCGCCGACCGAATGGGCGAGGAAGGCCGTCGCCCTCTACCACGAACGCCACGCCGACCGCATCGTCGCCGAGGTCAACAACGGCGGCGACATGGTTGAGGCGACGATCAGGATCATCGAACCGAACGCCTCGTATTCGGCCGTCCGGGCGAGCCGGGGCAAGGTTGTCCGCGCCGAACCGGTGGCCGCGCTCTATGAGCAGGGACGCATTCACCACGTCGGCATGTTCGCCGCGCTTGAGGATCAAATGTGCGCGTTCACCACCGACTTTGACCGGGGCGCCTCTGGCTACTCGCCGGATCGGGTCGATGCGCTGGTCTGGGCGCTGACGGAGTTGTTGGTTGAGCCGATCGCGGGTGAGGGAATCTTCGAGTTGTATCGTGCGAAGGCGGCTAAGCCGATTGATGCGGCGGCGGCTTAAAATGCTCCCTCATCATGAAGCTTGGCTATCGGTGCATAAGCATCGGTCTGCGGAATGGCTCTCGGAGCGGATGCGCGACGGATTCGATGTGCACCACCTTGACGGCGATCACGCCAACAATGAGCCGGCCAACCTCGTGTTAATCGAGCACACAGATCATATGGCCATCCACGGCGGCCGAACGATGGGCAGGCTTGCTGGTGGCGGCGGTAGGAAAGCTGGGGCTCCCCACACTAGAGCGTGGGGACGTGCCTACTATGAGCGCGCGCTGGCCGAGACGTGATCTATCAACCCCTGGTGTATAGAAATGCCAATCGCTCGCCGGCGGGACACAACCATGCGGTTAATCTGAGGCAGATTTGATGCCCTGCGTCTGCCGTATATGCCGCGCGTTTTGACCGGACAATTCCACGCGTCTGTGCCGATTGTGAAGGTGTGCTGTGCCCAAATTGCCGGAGTCATGATGTGTACGACATCCTGCCTGGGCCGATGATGGTGCCGCCGCAGTTCGCCGCGAGTATTCGCGCCAGCGTTTGGGGGCGTGGCCACTAATGCCTCCGCCCGGCGGCGCCCGTAGCTCGCTCGTTACCGTTGCGGCCGGGTACGCCCAGAACGTCACTTTCGGCAATGGCGGCATCTTCGGGCCAGGCGTTCCGCTCGCGCCGGTATCGCCCGAAGAATTGCGGGTATGGGATTATCCGGTTGGCGTCAACTACACATACACGCCGCGCGCCCAGGAGCCGATCACCTTCGCCGCGCTCCGCGCCCTGGCCGACAATCACGACATCACCCGGCTCGCGATTGAGACGCGCAAGGATCAGATCGAGAAACTCGAATGGGCGATCGTGCCGAGGGACGAGAAAAACCCGCCCAAGGACGCAGACGCGCGCATTGCGATATTGACCGAGTTTTGGCGCTTCCCGGATGGTGAGCGGGATTTCGCGACGTGGTTGCGGGAATCGCTTGAGGACATGCTCGTATTGGACGCGCCGGCCTTTGAAATCAGGCGAAATCGCGGCGGCGAGGTAATCGGTCTTGATATCGTTGATGGCAGCACGATCAACGTCCTGATCGACGAAACCGGCCGGCAGCCTAAACCCCCGGCGCCAGCTTTCGAACAGGTGATCCACGGGCGCCCCTGGAAACTTTTGACCACCGACGCACTCTTGTATCTGCCGCGCAATCCTCGCCCTCACAAACGATTTGGTTATTCGCCGGTCGAGCAGATTGTGATGACGGTCAACATTGCTCTGCGCCGGCAATTGCAACAGCTACAGCACTTCACCGAGGGGAATGTGCCGCCGGGTTTGTTGAACGCGCCGGACGGGTGGAACGTCGATCAGATTCGGCAGTTCCAGGAATGGTTCGACAGCGTTCTCGCTGGGAATACCGCCGCGCGCAACCGTCTCGTATGGGGGCCGGCGGGATCGAAATATCAGGCGTTCAAGGAAGCGCCGCTCAAGGACGAACAGGACGAATGGCTCGCCCGCGTCGTCTGCTACGCTTTCTCGCTGCCGCCGACAGCCTTTGTCAAGATGGTCAACCGCTCGACCTCGGAGACGATGCAAGAAGCGTCATTGCAAGAGGGTCTATCGCCCTTAATGCGTTGGGTTCAACGCCTGGCCGGTGCGGTGCATCGGATGATGGACAGCGACGACCTCGAATTTCAATGGCAGCAAGACGACGCGATATCGCAGCAAGAGCAGGCGACAGTTCTCTCGATATATGTCGAGAAGGGCATCTACAAGGTCAACGAGGCTCGCGATAGTCTCGGTCTGGAGCCTGACCCCAATGGCGATGAATTGATGGTCTATACCGGATCGGGGCCGGTCTTGCTGAGCACGGTTATCAATCCTCCTGAGCCAATTGTTTCATCCCCGGAGCCCGCGAAGCCAGGCCTAATAACCGGCACGCCAGACACGGAGGCAAGCAAGGTAGCTGAGGCCACCTTTCGCCAAGACGCGCATCCGGATCGCTCGTTCTCCAGGTCGCAGCATCGAATTGATGACCGTAGCCGAGCGCTCATTGACGCGGAAGCTGAGCATCTTCTTCGCCGAACGCGCGCAGGACGTGTCAGCGCAGATCGCCCGGCGCCTGGGGCTGCACAAAGCGCCTGACGATATTGGTCCGGCGCGTGCCGCAGCGATCCTCGCGCAACTCGACCTCGGTGATTGGGAAATTCTGATCGATCCCACGGCCGAGGATTTGGCTGCGGTCTTTGAAGATGGCGAGGTGCGGGGATTGAAGATCCTCGAACTTGCCGACGGCGAGACAACGACCAACGAGGCGCGCGCGCTGTTCGGGCTTGCCCCGGTGGTCGGCGGTGATGCGGTGCCGGCGATCGTCAACCAGGTCAACGAGCGGGCTGTCGAATGGGCGAAGAGCCGCGCTGCCGATCTCGTTACGCAGATCGAAGAAAACACGCGCGACATGCTCCGCGCGACGGTGGTTGATGCGATCGAGGGCGGATGGGGCGCGGCAGAGCTAGCCGACCGGATCGGCGAGAGTGCGGCATTTGATGATAGCCGGGCGGGAATGGTGGCGCGGACGGAAATCATCGCCGCCAATAATTCAGGGAACATGCTCGCATACCGGGAATCAGGCGTTGCGACCGGCAAGGAATGGCTGCTCGGCGAAGACCCCTGCGACATCTGCATCGACAACGCCGACCAAGGCGTGATCCCGCTCGACGACGACTTTGACAGCGGAGACGACGCGCCGCCGGCTCACCCGCGTTGCGAATGCTCCGTGGCACCATCAACCGAACCGCTCGACGAAGCGCAGGCCGCGCACAGCGGCGCAACCGATGACACCCCAGATGAGGAGTAGATCATGACGGTAACTCTTATCGCTCCGGCCCCGTATGCCCAATTCCAAACGCGCGGCGGGAACTATACGGCGAATAGCGCCGGGGTTATCACGGCTGCGCTCGGCGACATGCTCGATCTGCTGAATTCCGGGTGTACCTATCCGCCCAATGCTGTCGGGCAGGCGCTTGTCCTGGAGGCGAACACGGCTATCACTACGGCTGGGGCCGGGGTTCTGTCCGCGGCTGGATTGGTCAATGGCCTGATTACCCGCACCGGCCCCACCGCAGCATATTCCGATGCGACCGACACCGCCGTCGCGATCATCGCCGCGCTGCCGGATTCCAATACGGGGAAAGCGTGGGAGGCGACGGTCAAGAACACGACGGCCTTTGCCATGACGATCACGAATGGCGTTGGCGTTACTCTCTCGGGGCAGACGGTTATCCCGGCGAATTCGTCAGGTCGGTTTTTGATCAGCTATCCCTCCGCTGCGGCAATCACCATGCGTGGGCTTTACATCGTGCCGCTCACCATAGCGGGGACGATCGCGTCTACCGCGCTCACGACGAATGGTGCCGGCACGATCACCGCCGCAATGGTTGCCGGCCAGCTTGTGAGCCGCACCACCGTCGCCGCGGCGTTCACCGACACCTTTGATACCGGCGCGAACATCATCGCGGCAATGCCGAATTGGGCTGTCGGCCAAAGCTTCATCATGCGCTATTCAAATACGGTCAATTTCCTCGCGACGCTCGCCGGAGCCTCGGGCTCGACCCTTTCCGGCATGACGACGGTTGCGCCGAATAGCACAGCCGAATTCCTCGTGACCTATGCGTCGGCCGGTGCGGTTACGATCGTGGGCCTGGGCGTTATGCCGCTGTCGGGGTTCAAGGGGACGCAATACGTCCAGAACACTTCCGGCGTGACCGCGACGATTGCGGCCGGGGCGATGGAAGGTTCCGCATTCTGCGCCTATGAGGTTTCGGGAGGCACTGCAGGCGCAGCCCTTACCACGCGCACCGCGACGCAGCTCTTGGCAGGGATACCCAATCCGCAAGTCGGGTCGAGTTGGATTTTGCGGGTGATCAATCTCAATACCAGCTCCGGCACAATTACCATGACTGCAGGCGGTGGTGTCACAGTCACCGGCACACCAACCGTTGCCATTACCATCACCCGCGACTATCTCTGCACCGTGACCAACGTCGGTACGCCGGCCGTCACGCTACAGAATATCGGCTCAGGCGTCGCGAACTAGCCCCATTCAGAGAGGGAGGCTTTCAAATGCGGATCATATCTTGCGCGCTGTTGGCGCTTGCGGCGGTTCTGCCTACGCTCGCCAGCGCAGCGACGATGCAATGCGCGCCGTTCCAGATCACCCAGGCAGTGACCGCGACCTACACGGCGGACGCGGCCGGCGTCGTTACGGCGGTCGGCGGCAACGACGTCACCGCAATGCACAAAGGCGGCTGCGATCTGGTGGGCATTGCCGGCAATACGATGATCGGCCGTCTCCTCGGCGCGAACATGAACGCGACCACCGATCAGCCGATACCGCTCTTCGTCTCAAACAGTTTTCGCATCACGAAGATCACGGTCAAGAACGCCTCGACCTCATTGACAACGGCGGTCGGGGGGTTCTATCCGGCGGCGTCGAAAGGCGGCACGGCGATCGTGCTCAACAATCAAGCCTATTCGGGGCTGACCACGGGGGCGCTGGCGCTGGATCTGACCATCGACACCGTGCCGGCCGCGACGGTCTATGCGGCGACGCAGGGGCTTTGGCTGGCGCTGACGACTGCGCAGGGTGCGGCGGCAACCGCCGATATTTTCGTGTTCGGCGAAGTCGGCAAGTAGGTCAGCAAAATGGCGACCCTCTACATCACCGAAGTCGCGCGGTTGGGCTATGACGCCAAGGGTGAGCCTGTGTTGGCTCCCGAGATGCCGGCGGTCAATGAGCAGGCCCTGGAGATCGGCGTGGAATCGGCGGTAAGTCGTGCATGCGATCAGTACCGTAGGCTCGACCGTTGCTGTGCTGGAAGGACGTTGATCTGAGCGATGCCATGAAATCGGAGACGTAAGTCATGCGCTTTTATTGCCCAATCGCCAAGGTTGACTCCGAACAGCGAATGGTTTTCGGATATGCTTCGACCGAGGCTATCGATGATCAAGGCGAGATTGTCACACGCGCGGCGATGTCCGGTGCGCTCGACGACTACATGCAGTTCGCCAATATCCGCGAGATGCACCAGCCCTCGGCGGTCGGCGTCGCCAAGGAAGCGACAATGGACGGCAAAGGGCTATTCCTCGGCGCCAAGATCGTCGACGAGGGCGCGTGGCAGAAAGTCGTCGAGGGCGTCTACAAAGGGTTTTCGATCGGCGGCCGGGTGACGGAGCGCGACCCGCAAGACCGCAAGAACATCACCGGCCTGCGCCTCACCGAGATTTCCGTCGTCGACCGCCCGGCGAACCCGGAGGCGGTGTTCGATTGCTGGAAACGCTCGTCGGACGATGGGGGCGACGCTTTGCACAAAGGAGACGAGACGATGCCCGATGGCAGCCTCGGCACGCTGGCCGACACGGAAGCTGGACGTGCTCTCGCCGCGCTTGCCGCTCCGGTGCAGATTTGGGCGTGCGGCGATGACGCACACAAGCACATCACGAAGGCCGAGGCGACGGGATGCATCGCCAAGCGCGGCGCGGGAGGCG